ACATCGGTGGTATCCTAGATATCCCTTTCATGCGACCTAACGAATTTGGATATGAAGTTGCATTCACAAAAAAACGGGGTATCACTTACCGAGATGTCATCACAGGAAAGCTTATAAACAATAAACGTTTATTGGTCGCGAGTAAAGAGTTTCTCATTGAGGATATATATCTCATGCAGAAACTCAGTCTTCGTCCAGAGAAAAAGGAGAAAGATCGTCAGCGACTTGTTCGTTTAGCACAGCTTATTGATAAGAAAATCAGTACCTCAAATTCCATGGAGAATGTATTTAAACGTATATCTCCCAAAATTAAGACAAAAAAGAGGATACCATCAAAACCTACCAGTGTATCTATCAGTGCAGCTCTGAAAGTGGATCCATATAAATATAAGAATTTCACGACGAAACCCTCCAGTGAAAAACTATCTAAACAATTTGTTCATGGTCTTAAACCTGTAGTGAAAAATACAAAGGTTAATGGATATAACAAATCCTCAGGAAATAAGCGTTTCAATACCAATACACTGAAATGGAAAAATGTAAATAACATCAAGTATGTGAAAAATGAATATCCATTACGTCCCATAAATGCGAAAGCGTTACCCAAAAACTTGAATGTCACCAAGACATTATATGGTCACAACCCCAAGCGAAACGCATGGGTACCAAAACAGTTACTGAATAAAGCCGCATCTATACCATTTGTTGGTTTAAAGAAATGAAACACAATAGATCTATAAATGATCTACAACGCTCCAGCCAAGGGTGATGATGGCCTGTATTTTGTAAAGGCACTCAATGATGACAAGCGCAAGTCTTTCATTCAATTGAATGGAGTCAAGGTTACAGATGTCTCAGGAGAAGTTGTAATGGATCTCGTAACGGAAGCAAACATCGAAAAGATTACCGAGTATGACACATGGAATCTCGAAGCTGCCCACGAAAACTGTGCTGAATGGTTTGGTAAGCAACTTTCCGAGAATGTAATCAAAGGTGCTTACACTCCCAGTTTGAAAGATGGTCAAATCACAGGCGATCACCTCGAGGACGTCACCAAGGTTTTCAATGCGCAGCAGGATATCACAGATTTTGATTCTGTCCAGCCCGGCAAGGCTTGTGATATTATCCTAGAATTTGCCGGTCTTTGGTTTGCCAAAAAGGCTTTCGGCTCAACTTGGAATGTTGTCCAGGTCAGAGTCCATGATGACCCGGTCGTCGATACTTATCCAGACGGATATGCATTTGTCGATGAGAGTGAGCAATAAAAAAAATTCTTATACTATATAAAAGCTAATGAAGGGTCGCAACCAGAACATCCTCATGTTGGTGGCCGTCGCTACCTTGATTTTCCTCCTCTTTAAAATGAACACCAAATCAGGATACACCATCGTCGAGCGTGAGTACGCACCCATCGGTCCCGCAATGGAATCCCCTGGTCCCTCTGCCGCACCATCCGTATCTGTATGTGGTGGTATGAACAAGGGTACCGGTCTCGCGTCATCCCTCCTCCCCCGTGAGGTTGCATCAACCGAAGACTTTGGACAATTTGCCCCAGAAGACATTCTCAAGGGACAGAACTTCCTCGAACCCCGTAAGCAGATTGGCTTCCCCGAAACTGTCGGTGGTGCTCTCCGCAACGCGAACCAGCAGATCCGCAAGGATCCCCCCAACTCCAAGCAACCCTTTGTGTGGAACAACTCTACCATTGTTCCCGATCTCATGCAACGTGGTCTCTGCGCTTAAAGATTAAGTGTTTATAATACTCAATAATGAGTTCCGTCCCAAGTGATCTTTCTGAAAGTGTCGCTAAACTTGTGGAGCTTACCAAACAACTCACTGAAGCGAAATCTGATATTAAGGTTCTCAATCAAGAGGAAAAACGCCTCAAGGAATCTGTGAAAAAGCATATGGTTGGTCAGGGCATTGATACCATTAACCTCAGGAAAGGTAAAATTAGTATCCGTAAGTCAGTCAGGAAAGGTAGTATGAATAAGGATGCGATTAAGGAAGGATTACTCAAGTTTTTTGGTGGTGATGAGACTAAAGTTGAAGGAGCTTTAAATGCGATACAGGATGGACTTAAAGTCAAGGAAACAACCTCACTATCACTAACTGGTATAAAGGATAAACCCGAAAAAGAAGATAAGTAACCCACTATGGTCTGGAGCCAATACGTATACGAAGCGAACAACGGTTTTGATGCCGATGTGAGCGATGATGATGAATTTAATGATAACATTCCTCTGAATATCGAAGACTGGGAAGTCGAATACTCAGATGAATTACATATGATGTGGAGCACTATCAGGACACTCCTATATGATGCACATATTGAACACACAGGGGAGTTTTGTGACTTTGTGGAGTTTTGTTATGATGAACATAATACAACATGGGAATACCAGGAGCATACAATGTGGTATGAACAGCGACTTGAACACATTTGGAAGAATCTCAGGCGCAACATAAACGATAATGGTCTCCACGAGGAAATGATGCGCGGTGCAAAGTTTGATGATTTTAACAACTTCATGAAAAATTATATATGCTTATAATAAAATGCTTCCTGATATCACTTCCCAGAAAGTGGCCATCCCAGCTGCCCTTTTTCTCGCGCTCAGCCCAGGTGTTCTCGTCACCACCGCGGGCAAGAGCATCAAGTTCATGAACCGCAAGACCGCCCCACCCGCTGTGTTCTTCCACGCGCTCGTGTTCTTCCTCGTCTACAGCCTCGTTGCCAAGGCGTTGGGTCTCGTACTCACCAAGACCGATATTCTCGTGACCACCGCACTCTTCCTGGCCCTCAGCCCAGGTCTTCTTTTGACCCTCCCCCCCGGTTCAGGTGGTGTGGTTCGATCGGGTCAGACCAGCCTCCCCGCAGCGCTGACTCACTCTATCGTCTTCGCAGTGGTGTTTGCGCTTTTGCGTCGCCAATTTCCTCAGTTCTATTAAGTAAGGAGATGAAGTATCTCGTGCTTGGACCAGCGTCTATGGGTATTTATTCACTCATTGGTGCTCTAAAAGCGCATGAGACTGCACTCACCGATGTACAAGAAATTTCTGGTTCATCGGCAGGTGCAATATTAGCTCTATTTCTGGCATTGGGGATGTCTGTTGATGAAATACTCGATATATCACTTTCTTTGAATATCCCCAGTTTTGTTAAAATACGTTTGGGTTCATTTTTTAACAAATTTGGGTTTGTTGATATGGGTCCGATACGTAAAAAATTAGTTGATATTTGTGGGAGTGATCCAACTTTTAATGATTTAGATATGAAAATTTATGTATCTGCATTTTGTTTGAACACTTCAGAGACTGTCTATTTCTCTAAAGATTCACACCCGGATATGAAGGTAATAGATGCGGTGTGTATGAGCATGGCCGTACCATTTATATTCGCATGTGGTTCATATGAAAATAGAACATATGTAGATGGAGGTGTAAAAGAGGAGTTTCCACTCACACCATTTTTAGATAAAAAACCACACGAAATTACGTGCATGAAAATCAAGATGGAACGTATTTATCAGGATACGATTGATACACCCAAACAATTTGTAGATACAATTATTCGATCTGCACTATCAAACCGAGCGATATGCGACATACCAATTGAGATTATAGAAACTAATGTAGGAGATATAAATGTATTTAATTTCAATATGGATTATGAAGAGAAGGTAAAATTGTATACAATCGGATACACAACATAACACTTTTTTTATCAGTTTATTATATATGATTGAGGCGTGCGACCCCGACGCCAATATAGATGACTTGCGGGCACTTATTAAGTTAAACACAGGCCAAGATATTCAACTGACAAAAAAACAAATATGTGAAGTCTACGATGAAATTAAAGCGGGTAAGTTACCCTTACCCCCACTTATCATGAACTCTACAAAGACATACCTAATCGATAAGAAATCACCACTTAAAATAGGTGACTATGAGATTTTATTCGATTCATCCTCGAAACGCAATGAAATCAAAAAAGTTGCTCGTAAAGTTGGTCTCAAACAATTGGATCAAATGACGAAAGGTCAAATGGTTGATTCTATCGGTAAGCGACTACGTTACATGAAAGTCCACGAACCAGTTAAAATTGGTAAAAAGCGTGTAACAAAAACGTTGAACAGCACAGCAGTGAACAATAACACAGCAGTGGGAAACGTTAATGAGTTGAGTACCATCAACAACGGGTTGGGTACCAACAACAACGGGTTGGGTACCAACAACAACGGGTTGGGTACCATCAACAACGGGTTGGGTACCAACAACAACGGGTTGGGTACCAACAACAACGGGTTGGGTACCAACAATGGACGGAGAAACGTCAACAACGGGTTGGGTACCAACAATGGACGGAGAAACGTCAACAACGGGTTGGGTACAAATACTCCCATATCCACCCCTAAATCACGTGTTACATTTCCCAAAGGTGGTTTATTTATGAAAGGTCAAAGGCCGAGATTTCTTAATGGTCAGGTGAGCGCCGTTAAAACACGTGTAAATGTACCAGATGTATTTAAAACACGTGTAAATGTACCAGATGTATTTAAAACACGTGTAAATGTACCATATGTATTTAAAGAACGTGAGGTAGTAGTAGTACCGGGTCCACCGCGGTTCCCTAACGCGAAGCCCAAGCCCAGCGTCACCATACAGAAACAGGAGTTTATGAATATGATTGTAAATGTCAAACTTTCAGATGATGATAAAAGAGGTTTCCTAAAACGCATCAATAGTAAAACTAATTTGAACACCTTGAAAAATCAAGCTATTAAACTTTACGAACAAAGGAAAAAAGAAAAGGAATCCCTTGTTAAACAAAATCTATTAAGCTTTCTCACACCTTTGAAAATTAACCAGATAAATAAAAATGCATTTCTCAGACGTTTCAATAAGGGTGAAAGTATAAATACATTGAAACGTGAAGCTACAGCCAAACAGGGTGAAAGCACGCGAAGTGGAAATGTGAATGTGAGAACTCGTCTCGTTCAGCGCCTCGATGAAATTAAACTCAATTCACTAAACAAAAATGTAATCATGTCTCGTTTTAACAATGGTCAAAAAAACGTCAATAAATTAGTAATCGAAGCTAAAAAACTGAAAACTCAACGAAATGTGGGTAAGATTGCCTCAGAGAAAGAACGTCTCACCGCACTCGCGAAACAATTGAATGTCTATACAGAATTTTCGCGTAGTATTTCAAAATTGAGTATTTTAAGCGCGGTTGATAACATCGAAAAGAGTATAATAACATCTGGAACTACCAAAAAGGGTGGTATATTTGCACAAAAAATCCAAAAACTCTCCACAATTGCTCGCGAAATGAATCTTGATGCCGATATAAAAGTGAGTATTATCAATATTAAAACAAATGCGAATGTTGATGCTGTAAAGATACGTATTATTGGTTCTACGAAGGAGAAACTATACGAAAAGGCAAAATCATTGAATGCAAAATATTCTCGTAGCATCGAAAAGCTACAAAATGTTGAAAAAGTAGTACAACTTCGTAATGCGATAAACACTGCAACGGCGCGTAAAAAAATAATCGATAATAAACAAAAAGTAGAGCTCCGCACTAAACGTAAACGTGAAGTGAAAGCCTATATCAATCAGAGTAAGAGTCTCCCACAAAGTAAAAAAAATGTATTCATTAAACAATTAGATATCAATAGTACCAATCTTAATCAACTTCGTAAAAATATAGATACCGCCATTCAGGAATTCAAGAGTGAAAATCGTACAAATAATATTAATGAATTCGAACAATCTTTAAAACCATTGGATATCAATAAATCTAAAAAAAATGCATTCATTCAACAGTTTAAAAATTCAAAAAATTCCCTAACAAATATTAAGGCGTCTATAAATAAAGAAGTCACTGAGAAAGGTACTATTGAAAGTAAAAAACGAATCCTTGCTGCAAAGATCGCAACTGTGAAACAATACAATGTCGAATTAAATTTCAATAGTAGCGTCTCTACTATCACATCTGAAAATGCCCTCAAAGAAATAAATCGTAAGGTCGATACTGCAATCGATAGTAAAATTGATAAAACTCGAAATACCTTGTCCAATAAAATAATAAATGCGGGTGTGAAAAATGATTTCATGAATAAAATTACAGCTATCAAAACGTTAAAAAATATGAAAAATGTGAGTAATCAAATTGATCGGGCAATTGCCTCAAAAAGTAAGTCGAAAAAAGATGAAATCTCCGTGTATATGAGACGACTCGGACTCACTACTCAAAATATTCAAACTGTTCTCGCACGTAATCTCGACGTGGAAAAAAGTCGCGAAATGGCTGATGATATTATAAAAAATAAACAGAAATCTAAACTCACTAATTATCTTGATGAGAAAAAAGTTCCAGTTTCCGAGCGAACACAATTTTACAATCAAACAGGAAATTTGCGTTCAATCATGCGTACTATTGACCAATATATGAGAAGTAAACGCACCGAACAACCTCGGAATATCACTAACATCTTGAACAAATATAATTTAAAAAATGTAGATCGCCAATTTATTCTGAATGAATGGAATAGTTATTCAGAGATGACACCTGAAAATGTTGAGAATTTAGCATCTAAGCGATCAGACAAATTTAAGAAGGAAAAGGAATTGGCACTTCGTAGTTATCTGACTAATGAGTTGGAACTCAATTCAAATGAAGTTAGTAAAATTATGCAAGAATTTCAACTTAACCCAAAAAATATCAATTCTCTTCGTAATAAGGCTAAAAAAATTAAAGGTATCTCAGGTGAAAAGAAACGTATATCTGAACGTATTCGTAAGGCTCGAGAAGGAAATAAACTCAATTTGGACGTAGTTGTAAATATCAAAAACATGGATAATGTAAAAAATATTGATAATACTATCAACAAAGCTTATATTAATAGAGATAAGAAGAATATCGCTCGACGAGCACTGAACAGAAATATTAATATTTCAAGTAATTTAAATGCAATTAAATCTATGAATAATGTTCAACGACTCAAAAACAAATTGAATGGTCTTCTCACCGGAAAAAAGAAACAAGATCTTCGTAAACTTGTAAATGTCATGGGTGATATAAATAAAGAAAATCAGGAACGTTTTCTCAAACGTTTCAAAAACCAAAACAATTCTCTAGGTACTTTGTTAGAAAATGTTAAAAATTTTAAAAATACTCAAGTTAATAAAAAACAAGATCTTCGTAAACTTGTAAATGTCATGGGTGATATAAATAAAGAAAATCAGGAACGTTTTCTCAAACGTTTCAAAAACCAAAACAATTCTCTAGGTACTTTGTTAGAAAATGTTAAAAATTTTAAAAATACTCAAGTTAATAAAAAACAAGCGATACAAAAACAAGAACTTTACACATATATCAACGAAAAACTCGACCTAGATGTATCTGATCGTAGTGCGATCATGCTCGAGTTTAACACTGTGAAAGATCTGAATAAAATGAAACGCAAAGCAGATACAATAAAAAAACAAAGAAAAGGTGCGGGAATTGCCGAGAATCGTAAAAAACTCGAAGAAATCCTGAGAGGTATAAACATAGAAAATAGAGATAAAAAGTTTATATTGCTACGATTCAATCGCAAACCCGGAAATATTAACAGTTTTAAAGCGAATGCAGAGAAACTCGCGGAAGAAAAGAAAGGTGAAATGCGTAAAAAAGAACTTTCCGAACTCGATACTCATATGGGTCGTTTAGGACTCTCAGATGAGAATAAACAGAAAATACGTACTATATTCACACAGAATTCAAACAAAACTCTAAACTCCGCTAAGGCTAATGCAACTGATATTCGTCGAACACGGAACCAGAAAAAACTTGAAAACATACTGATAAATCTAAAAAGCTTAAGCGAAAATAAGAAGGCTCTATTTAGGTCTAATCTAACGAAACCTAATGCGAATGTCGATACAATCATACAGGAGGCTCGGACTCAGAATGCTAGGATCAAAAATAAGAAAGAGACTAACCGTAATGTTAACGACTTTGTATTATCCCTAAACATAGGTGAATATGGAACTAAACTCATTAGTAATTTTAAGGGTGGTTTAATAAATGGGATTAAAGCAAGAGAAGAAGCTAAAAAGAAGAGACAATCCATGAATGCGGATATTGTGGTTGAAAAGAAGAAGAAACTTCGTACATTCATGAATAAAACACTTCTCGATAATGTGAATAAGAATAGATTTATCAATCGGGTTACACTCAAGGAAAATACAAGTGTTCTTGAGAAAGAAATCACTACGTTGAACAAACAGATGAAAGGTAAAACTAATACATTCGCGACGAAACAGACTACATTACAGGCATTCTTAAATGGTCTTACTGATCTTACCATGGAACAGAAAGCTAAATTTATGAGTCAGGTTACGAACGCTAAGACTGATATCGAACCCATCAAAAGAAGAGCTCAAACTATCGACAAAGCTAAAAAGAAGGGAATAGAAAAAAGAAAGAAGCGTAGTGCTACAAGAAATGAAGCGAACGTTCGCGAGAATTGGGATGCTAGTAAAGCTATGAATAGTCTCAATAAACAGAGAAACCTTGATAATCGTATGGCCAAACGCAATAAAGTTCTTAGTGAACTTTCCAAACAGAATGATAAACGATTCATGAAATTAAAAACACGTGCCGGCGATCCATTTCAAACTGGTGAAGAATTTAATCGGATTGCTCTAAATGTTAAGAAAATGGTTGAATTGGTAGAATCAGAAAAACGAGACCGTAATAAACCATTCAACGCTTCTGCAGAATTAAACAAACAACTTAACATCAAGGGTAAAGAACTCAATAAGGCAAACACGAACAAGAAGATTCGCAATGGTGTGGAATTCAAAATCAAGCAGATTGAGGGTCTCACAAATACTAATGTTCCAGAATTCATGAAGAAATGGAACGCGACGAAGAACCCTTTTACCCGTAGGGGGATTTTCAACCAGGCTCGTAAAAGGGGTGAGGGTCGTCTCAGGGGTAAAAAGGTGAAAATTGAGAGAAACAAACCCAAAGAACAGAACAACTTCAATACTTCTGCTGCGATTGACAAATTGAATATGGTACCCAAAAAGAACCGTAATATGGCTAAGAAAACAACTACAAACTTCAGTAGGAATAATTCTTTCAAAAAGGCGGAGGTTATGGGTGGTAAGACAAGAGTCAATCCCATGTTTGAGAACAATGGTGAAATCCAGAGAAAACTCGCAGAATCCAAGAAAAAGGCAAAACTTGCTAAAAATCTCAAGGAGGCTGCAGTTAAGGCTACCCGGGATAGAATCTATAGAAAACTCATAGAATCCAAGAAAAAGGCAAACCTTGCTAAAAATCTCAAGGAGGCTGTGGCTAAGGCTGCGGCTTCCAAGATGACCAATATAGAGCGAATCAAAAAGTCGGGTGAGGCGGCCGAGGCGAAACGTATGGTGAAGGCGGAACAACGAAAGAAAAATAAACAATTTGCCAAAACGACTGGACAAAGTGTTAAATCTACACAAAAAAAACAACAAATGAAACGTAAGTCAAACCCAACAAAGAAATAATTTAAGTAAAAATGAATGAATATGACGACTGTACCGTAACTACCGACATGCATCTCAGCGACGATGTTGCCGATTTCATCGAAAAGGGTCTTAATGGGGATGTGGATGTAAAGGAATGGTGTGACAATAACCTCGATAATATCGCAGAGATATATGAGAAGTACGGGCATTCGTACATGTCATACAAGGATGCGGAATTGGTGTTGGTATTTGCGAAAACGTTATACGAGAATAAGATTTCAGACGCACGCGAAAAGTTGTCTCTATTTGTAGCGTGTCAAAATTAGATTGTAATTTAAAGAAATAAACTTCCTTTAGTCTAATGGAAAATTGTAATGTATGTTGTGAAAAATTAAACAAAATAAATCACAAAGAAGTTAAGTGTCCTTTTTGTGATTTAATAAGTTGTCGTTCATGTTCTCAAAGATATATATTGGAATCATTTGAAGATCCACATTGCATGGGATGTAAAACTCGATGGAACCGCGAATTCGTGGATTCATTTTGTACCAAGTATTTTAGAAATACTGAACTAAAACGTCACCGAGAGACTATTCTATTTGAGAGAGAACGGGTACTCATGCCCGGGACACAACCCGAAGTTGAGCGAATAATACAAATGCGTAGAATTCATATTATCATTCAACAACAAAAGAAAAAACTCATTGAACTTCACAACATATATAAAGTATTTGAAATAGATGGTCCCATGCCCCGTGAAATACAAGTACTTTACAGAGAGATGGAGAAAACATACAGACACCTAGATCAGCTACGAAATGGTAGAACATTTATGGATCCCGAACCGAGACGTTTTGTGCGTCAGTGTCCAGTAGAAGAATGTAAGGGATTTCTCAATGAAAATTGGTATTGTGGTTTATGTGAATGTAAGTACTGTAAAGACTGTAATGAACCTGAGGGACCCGAACACATATGTAATCCTGAAACTGTAAAAACGATGAAGCTTCTTAATAAGGATAGTAAATCGTGTCCCAAATGTGGTACAGTTATTCACAAAACGAGTGGGTGTGCTCAAATGTGGTGTATATCATGTCACACAGCTTTCAATTGGCGAACGGGGGAGATTGATACTGGTCGAATACATAATCCACACTTCATAGAGTTCAAGAAAAAAACAATGATGTCTCGAGAACATGGAGACATTCCATGTGGTGGTGTCCCTTCGTTTAGAGAACTACGAGAAATGGGGGCTACAAATGATATACTCCAGTATGCAGTGGTCATACACCAAATGGAACGAGAGATTATGTATCTAGATACGAGACCAATAGACAATACTCCATTACGAGTTGCCTATATGATGAATGACATCAATGAATATATGTTTAAAAATTATTTACAACGTCAAGAAAAGTTAACAGAAAAAACTCGAGACCTTTCGAACATTTTTGAAATGATTTCCAATACAAGTGGGGATTTTCTTAGACAGTATGTCATTGAACCAGGGCGACATGACGAGATCATCGATAGTTTACACAAGATTGTGGAATATGGAAATGAAATTTTCGAAACAATTCGTAAACGATACAATTGTCGACTTCCCCGAAATATTTATGTGTGAGTAAATTAAGATGCTGGTGCTATTATTTTTGATCCTGATACTTATATATATTTTACCTCGATATAATCAACCTATACACATGAAAGGTATTATATCAGACGAAGAACGAACTTACATTATCGAGAAGGCTAAAAATGAATTAAAACCATCAGCAGTCTCCGACGATAGATACACAGATGAGACCGTTCGTAAAAGTGAGACGACGTGGTTATCGCGCGAAGATCCTATTATCGGGAATGTGATTCGTAAGTGTACTAAATATATAGATCGCTCGATTCATAATTGTGAAAATTTACAGGTACTTCGGTACAAACCTGGGGGGTACTATAAACCTCACCAGGATACATTAAAAAAAGACAAGAATGTGAGAATGTACACATTTATTTTAGCGCTCAATGATGACTACGAAGGTGGTGAAACTATATTTCCAAACTTGAAAAGGGAATATAAGCTTAGGGCCGGTGATGCTCTATTCTTCAATACACTCGATAATTATGAAATGATATCTTCCAAGGCTTTACATGGTGGGAATCCTGTAAAGTCTGGTGAAAAATGGATTTGTAATTTATGGGTGCATAAGTATCCCTATGGTAACTGATCCTTCACCTTTTCGCGATTAGCTAAGTGAAGTCCTTCAACCTCGGACTTATTTTGGGCTGCGTATGGAACGGCGTATGCATTATCACACATCCACTTATTCACATTTGTCCAATTACCGTCTTCACATACCCAAATCTCTGCGAGGACACGACCAAACTTCCCTCTAGAATCTGCCTCTGGGCATCTGAGTTCGATTTCAATATCATCCTTCTCCGATGCGACAGCCTTTAGACACCATTCCTTTAGTTTCTTCTTCGAGAGAAGACCAAACTTCTTTTCTTCTTTGTCCGATGTACGAGACTCGGGGGTGTCGATACCTAGGAGACGTACACGCTGCTTCGTACACACATCAAAACCTAAGTCAATGTTGACATCGATTGTATCACCATCCACCACCTTCTCGAGAGAGGATACACGATACTTGAAGGTACAAGGTTCAACACTGTAAGAGGACATCTTATAGTCGTGTATACATTTCATACTTTAATACCATATCAAAGTATGAAATGTATAGCAACTTTTTCCGAAAACAGTCTCTACAAGATAAAGTTGGCAAAGACTCGTAAGAATGTCCTTGAAGCCATGTACCAGCGACCGAGTATCGTGGAGGTGCGTCCTATTAGGGAAAATCTGAGACTTCGTTTACGTTTCACCGAGGCGATAAAAGAAGCACAGGATATGTGTAAAATGGATAAGGATTCATCGGAGTGTCATTGGGCTTGGTACGAGGTGGATGAGTTAGAGGATTCTATGCTACGTCTATACCCCGATAGATGG